AAGACTACCTGACGGATCATTTAAAGAAACAGGAGTTGAGATAAGATCAAAAATAGATCAAGTAGCACAAGCATACAAAAAAAAGGTAGATGCAGCGGCAAAATCTTTAGATGAAGCGGCTGGTGTAAATACTATAAATTCTGATGTTATATCAAAAGCTATAAACAAATTATCTGAAAAGCAAAAAAACAACTTAGTAAAATCAGGTGATATAAGAAAATATTTTAAAGATGAAAAATTATTTGACGATATTATAGCTGGTACTGCAAAGATTCCTATAACAACTGTAAGAAATACACTAAGCACCTTAAGTGAAGACATTAGAAAAGGAGCTGTAGGTTCAGTTACAGGAGAAACTCCTGCAATAGGTAACTTGAAATTTTTTAAAAGAGAACTCACAGAACAATTAAATAAAGATGCACCAAAAGCTTACATTGATGAATTTAACAATTTTAATGCCCTAGTAAGAGATAATAAACAATTACTTAACAATGAGTTATTAGAAAAAATTAATCTTGATAGAGCTGGTAGATTAAGATTTGATGACGAAAATATTTTTGCTATGTCTTTTAAAACAGGTAATAAATCAAAAGCTTATGCGGAAGCAATACATAATGTTATAAAAGATAGTCCAGATGCTATGAAAGCTTACAAAGATTCTATCTTTCAAAAATACAAAGATGATGTAATTACTAATGATAAAGTTAATGTTATACGACACAATAATTTTTTTAAAAAATTTAAATCTCCGTTAGAAACATTTTTTAGTAAAAATGAATTAGATGAAATAAAAAAAATAGGTGGTTTTCAAACGACATTAGAAAACGCAACTAAAAAAAGAGATGCAGTTTTAAAAGATTTAGAAAAAAGTTTTGCTGGTAAATTAGAAGCAACAACTCCTGGTGAGGTAATTAATAAAATTTACAGACCTAACAATATTGGAGAAATAAGAGAACTTAAAAAAATATTAAAAAAAGATCCAGAAATTTATCAGGCATTTCAAAGATTAGTATTAACTGATTTAAATGAAGCAGTAGTTAAAACTTCTGATGATTTAGGTATAAAGGTTGTTGATGCTAAAAGATTTGATACATATTTAAATGGAGCAGGTAATGAAAGAGGATATAGAGTTGCTCTTGAAGAAGTTTTTAATAAAGAATTTGTAAACAATTTAGACACATTGAATAGAGCATTAAAAATTTCATCTAGGAGAGCTGCTGCTAGAGGTGAAGGTATTGTAGGAAGTGCATTAACAGATATTATTAGAGCAAGATTAGGTCAATTTACAGTAGCTGGTAGATTATTTACTGCTGCAAGAAGAATATATAAAAGAACAGCAGAAAGAATAATTAAAAATGCTATTCTTGACCCACAATCTTTAAGAGATTTAATTAGATTAAGAAAATTAAAACCAGGAACAAAAGAAGCAACAGCTATATTATCTAAATTAGGTGGTGATATTTTTGCTGATCCAGCAAGTGATCCTGACAATGTAAAACCATTTACATTTTTAAAACAAATTATAAGTGGTGAATAAGATGAAATCACAATCACAAAAAAATTCAGAAGAAATAATAAAAATTCAAGGTGAGTTAAAAGTTATCCATGAGAAAATAACTAATATTAGAGACAATCATCTTGCACATCTTGAGTCAAAAATAAGCACAATTTATAAACTTCTATGGGTAGCTGTAACAATAAGTCTAAGTGGTCTAATAAACTTAGTCGTAAATCTTCTGTCTTAAAAGGCAAACAATCATCTATCAAAGGAACTGTTGGTGAATATGATACTATCGCCAAGCTTACCAAAGCTGGTTATTATGTAGCAAAAAGCTGCGACCCTACTTGTCCTTTTGATATTGTGATTGTAGATAAAAATGGTAAAATACAGCTTTTAGATATAAAGACTATTACATATCGTAAAAGAGCTAAAGGTAAGATATTAAAGAATAAACCTAAAGGTTCTTATAAAATACATAGAACAGCAACTAAGGAGCAAAAAAGATTAGGTATAAAACTTTTAATGATTAACTATGAAGATTAACGATAATACAAATATAAGTTTACCTATAAGAAATTTAGTTGCAATCATAGGTGCAGTAGCTCTTGGTGTTTGGGCTTACTTTGGTGTTGAAGAAAGATTAAATAAATTAGAAACAGCAGACACCCTCTTTGCCGCAGACCTGCTCAAAAAGGCGGAGCAAGAACCAAAGAACTTAGAAATGTATATGCTTATTGAACACCTTGCTGGTCAAATAGAAAGCATAGAAAAAGAAATAGATGCAAGTAGATATAATAAAGTCAACATAGATCATCTAAAAGAACAAGTAGATATGTTGCAAAAAAAAATAAACGGAAATTAAATGGTAGCAGAAATTATAGCACTTCTCATGATAGTAGATCATGAAATTAAGGAACACAGAATACAGGATAATATGAGTACCTGTTTAAAACATAAAAGAGAAGCTATGCGTACTATTAAAGATGGCATAGAATATCGTTGTATTGTTTCTGAAGCAGAATTAGAAGAAAATATTGATGGTTCTAAAACTATCAAAAAGCTTATAATGAAATGAAGTACAAGCCGTTACCATTTTATTTAACAATAAAACAATCGGAGGTGCATGGTTTAGGTTTGTTTAGTCTCACTGAAATACCTAAAGATACTACTATAGGTATGACACATATAGAGATTGAAAATGATCTTATTAGAACTCCACTAGGGGGATTTATCAATCATGCTGATAAATCAAATTGCGTAAAAAAAAAGCATAACAACAAATGGTTTTTAAAAACAAACAAAGATATTAAAGCTAACCAAGAACTAACATTAACTTATGACCTATATAAACCATAAAAAAAGGAGTAAAATATTATGCGTTTTATTAAAAAACTATGGAAAAAATATGTTGAATGGTTATTCAAAGACTTTTATAAGTAATATATGTGGATGAATATTGCAGCTAAATTAGTACCAAGTGTCATCAAGACAGGTATGTCTATTGCTGCCAACAGAAGAAAAGCAAAAGAATTAGAGTCAGTTGCTGAACTTAAGTTAGCTGAGAAGATGGCTAATGGTGAAGTTGAATTTAAAAAAGCTGTCATTGATTCACATAAGGGAGATTGGAAAGATGAATTTTGTCTTATCCTCATCTCAATCCCTTTGTTGCTTTTAGCATGGTCAGTATTTAGTGACGATCCTGATATACAGGCAAAGATAGATATTTTCTTTGATAAATTTTCTAATCTTCCAATGTTCTATCAAGCTCTTGTAGTAGGTGCTTTTAGTACAATACTTGGTATAAAAGGTGTATCTACTTTCAAAAAAAAATAAATAAAATCAAAACTTATGTCTGACACAAGTAGAGAGATTATTAATGAGTATAAAGATCAATTAAGAATACTCAAAAATCAAGTTGAAGAACTTGAAGATCAAAACAAAAGCAAAGACTCTGCTAATAAAAGATGTTTACAGAAGTTAGAATATGCTAATGAGGATTTAGAAAAAGCTAATAAAAAAATTAAAGAATTAGAAAAAAATATGAAAGAATTAAAAGAAACAAACGAACAAATGTTAAAACATCCATGAAGGTAGCTTTGATAATGATTATGTGTAGTCAAATTGCTGGAGAGTGTATGAAACCACACCTCCTTAATTACCATGATAGTATTTACGAATGTCTTATAGCAGGATATGATGAAGCTGGAAAAAAAACAAAAGAATTAGGTAGGGAAGAAGTATCAAAACATGAAATTATAATAAAATTTAAATGTTATTATGATGAAAACGAACAAATAAGGAGATCAGCATGACACAATTATCAAAACACTTTAGTCTTGAAGAAATGACTAAATCATCAACAGCATCAAGAATGGGGATAGATAACACCCCCAATGAAGAACAGATAGAAAACTTAAAGGCGATATGTGAGAACATATTAGAACCATTAAGAGAATATTATGAGTCCAGACCTATAACAATAACATCTGGATTTCGTAGTCCAGAACTTTCAGAAGCAATCAAGTCATCAAGAAACTCACAACATTGTAAAGGTGAAGCTGTTGATTTTGAAATAGCAGGATTTGACAACAGAGAAGTTGCGTCACATATAAAAAATAACTTTGACTTTGATCAACTTATAAGTGAATACTATATTTCTGGTGTTCCTGATTCTGGATGGATTCATGTATCTTACAAAAAATCTGACAACAGAAAAGAATCTTTAATAAAAAATAAAGGTGAAGGATATATTGAATGGCGATAGATAAATCTAGTATGAAGTGTAATAGTCCTAGAAGACAAATATCTGGTGGTAAAAAATTTGTAGTAAAAGCTTGTAAGGGTGGAAAAGAAAAGATAATTAGATATGGGGATAGTTCCATGAAGATACGAAAATCTAACCCCAAAGCTAGAAAAAGCTTTAGAGCTAGGCACAAATGTGCTACAGCTAAAGATGTCTTCAGTGCAAGGTACTGGAGCTGTAAAAACTGGTAATAAAAAGGAGAAACTATGTACCACAAAAAAATGAAGAAAAAAAATAAAAAGAAAAAAAACAAAAAAAAGAAAAAAAACTAGGTGTAGCTTACTGAATAAGCTGGGTTGTTGGAGGGAATAACAAAGGAGATAAAATGCCAAAAGGTAAAAACAAAAAGTATAGTAAGAAACAAATGAAGATAGCAAGAATGGCTCCACCATTTGATAAAATAACTGGTGCAGACTTTGCTATGCTCAAGAAAAAGAAAAAGAAAAAAGTATGAAGAAAACAGTAAAACCACCTAAAGGTTATCATTGGATGAAGAAAGGTAATGCTTATAAGCTTATGAAAGGTGCTTATAAACCACACAAAGGTGCTGTAAAAACTGCATCATTTATGGTACAAAAGAAACATAGAGGATGAAGAAAGCATTATTAGATGCGTTAGAAAAAAAGTATGAAGCAGAAATCGCACAAGCAGATGCAACTGTTCATATATATCTTAATAATAGTGTTGGCATTGGCGAACATCCTCAGCATATAGAAGAACTAGATAAACTTGTTTCTAAAATAGCTGATGCCGAAGACAAATTAAAAATATTAAAGGAGTTTCAGTAATGGCAAAATTATGTCCTGAAGGTAAAGCCGCAGCAAAAAGAAAGTTCAAGGTTTATCCCAGTGCATATAGCAATATGTGGGCTTCACAGTATTGTAAGGGTAAATTTAGAAAAAAGAAAAAAACTAAAAAGAGAAGATAATGTCATTACGAAAATGGACACAACAAAAATGGGTTGATGTTGCCAATAGAAGATCAGATGGTTCATACCCTCCATGTGGTAGAAGTAAAGGTGAGAAAAGAAAAAATTATCCAAAATGTTTACCGATAGCCAAAGTCAGATCAATGACTAAATCACAGTTATCGGCTGCGGTCAGAAGAAAAAAACAAGCTGAAAGAAAACCAAGAAAAGGTAAAAGACCGAACTATGCGAAGACCTAAAAAGACTTGGAACAGGAAAAGAAACATTATTAGAAATGTTGGTCTTTGTAAATACTGCAATCAAATGATTGTTTCTGATGAATCTTTTGTAATGTTTATGGGTGGAATACCTGCTCATTATGCTTGTATGAAAAAGGATGATGAGGAGAGACAATTAGAAGTTGAACCTAAGACAGAAAACTAATATAGTTAGGTACATACCTTGAGTTAGGGGTAGTACCTTATTCTTAGGACACCCCTAACTTCCATTAATTAAATTATTTTTTCTAACTTTTCTATGATGACTTGATCTTCAACTGATTGTGGATCAGGATAATACTTTGCGTTCTTTATCTGATTACCTCTATGCAGTTCTGGTGGGTGATCTTTGTATTTAAAATTACTTACACCTTTTACAATATCAAACCCTTCAAAAAAATATGTGATTGGAACTTGTAAAGCTTGTGCTAAATAAATTAGCTTTGCTGATGATACTCCATTAGTGCCTTTCTCATACTTTTGTATTTGTTGAAATGAAGTGGGTAAAAAACAACCAAGCTCAGATTGAGTCATTTGCAACTCAATTCTTCTTTTTCTTATTCTTGCTCCTATGTGTTTATTTACTACAACTTCCTTTTCTATTTGTGCCTTTGCCATAGCGATAGGTTTCCTTTCTTCTAGTTTTACTTTTTACCTTTAGAATTTCTTTCTAGCTTGAAATTCTAATCTGTTTATTTTGCTCAGTTAATATCTGATTACTTATTGTAGCAATCTGACTTTTCTTTTTCTGAACAAGAGCTTTAGCTTTTTGCATCACCTTTACTGCTCTCTCCAGTCTTTCCTGAGCTTCCCTTATCTTCTTTGGATCGTAGTCCATCTTTATCCTCCAACTTAATGTTAGACTTCAAGAACCTCTTACTAACAATCTTAGCAACAGGTTCTCCTATTGCGTCTTTGTTATCCACTGCGTTCTCAACACTAGCGAATTTTTCTTTAACAACTACTACAACTTCATAAGTTGATAACTTATTACAACTCATAGTAATTATTGACTTTAAATTTACTACTTTTGATAGATTTAGTCAAATGGTATTTTCTCATAAACACATCCATCTCTTTGACCAAACCAAGCTTAACAGCATTTTTCATTAGAATACCAATCCTTTGTTTTGATAAATTTAAAGCTTCTCCAATCTCAATTAATCTAGGGTAAGCTTGTTCCTTTTTATGGTATTCTATCATAAAATCAATAATTTGTTTGATTTTTGGACTATAAAATATTTTATTTCCCATTGTCATCTTTCTCTATTTGCTTCACCATATCATCTAATAGATCACAATAACCCTTAATATCTGCAAATGTGTCAGGTTTGTGAAGCACAGATTGACTGCCATCATTAACAGTTCTTGTAAGTTTTAACACAATCATAAGTTGCGGTACTATTGTTATAGGTACTTTTAGTTTTTTTTTATTCACAACCTCTAATACAGATTTAATAAACTTTGCTATGATGTAAGCATTGCTATCAAAGTCTCCATATTCTTTTTGTTTTCTTCTTAATAATTCTTTTGTCAATTTAGTTCCTACATCAATCCATTTGATATTGTCGTCTTTGCCCATTTTCCATCCTTTGTTTTACAATAATACATAAATATTCTTTTACCTTTATACATAACCCCATGATCGTAGGTTATACTTGTATGTGTTTCTAAAGCTTCCTGACAAGTCGTAAAGTCTTTTACTTTTATTTTGTAAAAGTCATAGCTTGTTGCAGATGTTGCAAAGAACAAATACAAGAAAAAAGTTTTCATAATAAAGGGTGCTGATTTTTTTACCGATTCGTATAGGGAGGAAAAAATGACCCAGCACCCCTACTACAAGTTATACTTTTGGCTTTCTAACTTGTAATTTATGAACCTCTTTACCATCATCTTTACGATTGATGTATTCTGTTAAATTTATTTGTTCACCTTTTTTGTAGTCTCTATCTACTTTAAATGAACCCCAGAATTTATCAGGGTTTTCATTATCCCTGTTCATATATCCTGTGCCTTCTTTTAATACAAAATCACCCATGTTTATCTCCTATTTGTTTTGAGTTTTGTTAGTTTATTTTCACAAGCTACAAGTCTTTTACCAATCTCACTTCTGATAAAATTCCCATAGTCATTTTTATTGTCAGATTTAAATTCCATTATTAATTTTTTAACAGTGGTCAAATCTGGTTTCTTAGATGATAGATGAACCTCAATGGCTTCAATTCTATTACCCAAAGAAATTTGTTTTTTTGTCATACCAACATCTTTTGCTGTGGCTTTGTATAATTGATCTTCTTCATTTTTCTTATTATCTTTGTTTAGTATTGCATTAGTTAATTCATCAGCACTACAAAATTCACTGCCATGCAAACCAAAAGAAGCTAAAGCCCTACCTAAAGCTGAAGTCTCAGCATTTTCTAATGCACTTGTTTTATTAACATAACCAAAACTAAATTCTTCCATTGCTAGACCTGTGTATTTTCCTGCGTCACAATCAATAGTACATTTAACAGCAACTCTTTTGTCATCACATAATTCTGGTATTATATCTGTGTTAATAGTTGGTCTGTCATCTTTACTATGTTTTATAAAGACTTTATGTCTTGATGCTACAGTATAATATTTTTTTCCTTTCTGTGGC